TCTTTCCTGAAGAATCAGCGGCACAAGCCAGAGTGATATCGTAGCCGACAGCCTCGGAATCCTTGTAAGCGATCTCGCCAACCTCGGATATGGTAGCTGAAGGGATAACGATTCTCCTGACTGCATTATTCCTCATTATCATGTCGATAACGATTATGCTGTCCTCCTGAGAATATCCGTTCACTCCGACAGTAATACCGGTTCCAGAAGTAAGATCTCCGGACACGTTTGCGCTGCCATAGATGAACTTCAGAACATCCTTGTTCAGAGCCTCGATCAGCTTGAACTTGAATGTATCATCGGTGCTGGATGAGGTTGTAAGGACATTCTGTCCGCCCCATGCCTTGATGTTTTCGCTTTCCATGTTGCCGCTGTTCGTTACTCCGTCATCGGAGCAGAACCCGAGGCACACATAATCCGCACTGAGCGAGGTTGTCGGATCAGTGGGGATTGTAGCTGTTATCGGAGCCCTATATACGGCGCCGGTGGTGTTCGGCTTGCCGGCCGTTACATTTGTAACAGTGTTTCCTGAACTCATGTGTCATTACCTCCGTAGTAATAAATTTCAAAAATTGACTGATACCTATACTTTTTAGTAGTGGTATCTGTATAGTTATATGAGCTATTCAGCTCGACCTTTGTAATGTTAGGAAGGGCGATAAAGTAATTCAGCATGGCATCGTTAAGCTGTTCACACAAACTCGCCGCCAAAAACATAGACGGGGCATAAGTCTGAACCGCTACCCTTGCAAAATCAATCTGCTCATCCCTCGAACCACTTATCTTTTCGATAACGAAAAAGGTATCGATTGCCTTCTCAGGGCGTTCCATGAAAGCAGGGTAATCGAACTCATCATCTATGAACTTTTTGATATCCAATTCAATCATTTTGAGTAAACCGCTTTCATGATGCTGTTGTTGTCGAGGTTGTCTTTTCGCGCTTTGTATGTGTCGGCATGGACCGAGGCGTTAACCCTCGTTTTCCCGGTATAAACCATTGAGGAATACCCTTTTCCGAGCCGAGCCACGGCACTGTCGGCATACTCTTTGCAGACTTGCGCCATTTCAGGGCTTTTCAAAAGCTCCCTGACACCGGAGCTATTTAATACGACTTTCACGTTGCTCATGATCCTGTCTGTCCTCTCATTTCAAACCGCTCAACCCTGACATTCTGCCCCCACCGGAGCGGGATGTTCTCCTGTTCGCCCGTGATGGGATATCCGAACGTATGGAAGGGTTGCCCCCAGATAAATACCTTGGCATCTATCCAGTTATGGGTGTCACCCTTCGGGATCCCGAGCATATACTCGATTCTTTTCCCGTATAAGTCCGTTGATGCTGATATATCATCCGTGCTGGGCTGTCCCACAAGGACATCGTGAACGTCTTCGTATGTCACGGAATAGATAGGAGCTCCGAAAGGGTCCGTGCCGGTCTGAGTCTTAACTTCTAACTGTACCGTTGTCCCTCTCATATAAAACATCCTCCTGTCACGCCCTGGACGGGTGAGTATGAGCCGATTTTGTTGCTATATCCGAGCAGTTCCTTTTCGATTTTGCTGAGATATAGTTCTCCGGCACTTCCACCGCCGCCCATGGTCCAGCTCTGAGAATAACTAAGTCCTGACATGGATCCCTGTGTCGCTCCCATCGGGATATCGTTTGTGGATCCATCGCCAAGAGCTCGGATGACCATTCGGCATGAAACGGTCAATTTTGCATCGGAACCCGCATTCTTGTTGAATGCGTCGATTATGACCGCCGCATCGTCTAACAGCACGGAACACACGCTCTCCTCGGTCTCTGACAGCTCTCTCAGTATTCTCTTTTCCACGTCCTCAACGGTTGCGTATGCTGCCATATCAGCCCTTCTTTCTCGTGGTCTTTGCCTTTACCTTTGCGATGGTCTTTTTCACGGTCTCCTTAAGCTCCGGAGCCTTTGTTTCAGGCTTCGGGACCGCCTTGGACGTGGAATCGTTCACCAGCCTGTGACCGGCGGCAACATATTCGCCCTTGCGGTCTTCTTCCACGTACATCACCGTTCCCGTGAGTTTATTTATCATCTTTACCATGTTGATACTCTCCTCATTCGTACTGAACTTGTTTCGCAATATGTCCACACTTGACACGGATATCCGCCAGTAAGCGATACCGGATAGACGCTTTCATACAAAAAGCCAAATCCTCGCTTAAAAATGTGCCGTTATCGTAGCTGAAAAACTCAAACCACGGATATTCAATGTTTGCGAATACATCCGTCTTAATCAGCGCACATCCGAACCCGCTCCCCTTAACAGGAATCTTGTTAGCGTCCTCCTTGGATAACTCCTCGTATGTATAACGGTTCGTAAAGTCGAACGTGTCATCCTTAAAGAGCTCCGTCTCGCCCGGCTTGTTTTTCCGTGGATAAACCCCGAAACAAATATTGACGGGCGCATCGAGCATCTTAACGAGGGTGTCCGGAGGGATAACGATGTCGCTGTCCACCATCAGCACATAATCAAATCCCCCATTGAGTGCCTTTTTGGCTATCTCGTTCCTTGCCTTGGCGCAGTCATATCCTCGCACAAAATCAAACGAAAGGTCGTTACCCTGCAATTCGTAAATAGCCTTGAAGCACTCGGGGGCGATAGTCTCAAATGTGGGTACTGCTATCAGTAACTTCATGTCAGCCGGTCTGGCCGGTCTGTCCGCCAGGGGTTGCGGTGAGCTTGTTGAAGCAAGCGGTATCCGCACGGAATCCGAGCTCGATCTCTGCCCTTACAGCGAACATATTCTGCTGGAAGAGGTTGATTGTGCCGTTATCTCCGCCCAGGTCGAGGGTTGCGTCGCTTGAATAGTCAATCCTTACGCCCTCAACAGTTCCGTAGAGTGCCTGTGTCCAGTCACCAACAACGCCGACAACAGCGGGAGAACCGCTCTTGTATGCGCCCTTGCTGATCTTGGTAGGAGCACCGAGTACCATGGGGATAGCACCCTCTGCAACATTATTGATGAACAGAGGTCTCTTGTTCTGATCGGTAGCGGCAAGGAGAACGCCCTTTCCATAAGGGGAAAGAACTACTCCGTTAAGGTTTCCGCCGTGAGTGCTGATGTCGGTATCAGCGGCAACAAGTCCGCCATAAGCATCACTCTGAATGCTCTGAGCGGTAACACTTGCGAAAGTGTCGAAATTGGATCCGGGAGCTGAACCGGTTAAAACGGTAGCGTCAAACTTCTCGCCGAGTGCTCTGGGGAGCCTTTCAACGATTGCATCGTAAAGGGCTGCAACGTCACGCCTAAATTCGTTTGAGAAAGGCACGATAACAGCGAGCTTGTAAGCGCTCATAACCTTTGTAGCGACGCCGGGATTGCTTACGGGCTTTGCGGCGGTCTCGCCAACCCATGAGGCTGTCGGATCGGATGTGATGACATTGATAGAAGTGCCACGACCGGGCAGTTCAACCTGACGTGCAAGACTCATAACGGCAGATGCCTCCTGAGTCTTCTGTAAGATTTCCCGTGATACATCAACGGGAAGGTCGATATAGGTTCTGTTTGTAGCTGTTCCTGAACTCATAATAAAATCCTCCTGTAATTTTTGCAGGTAAGCGAACGACCTCGAGACGGTCGCCCGGTACTGCTTTAGATCATTTTGCTGGCCCAGTCGGCGAACTGTTGCCGAGTGGTAGCTTTTCCAACATTATTAACTTCGCCCGCATCTTTGACAGCGGGATAGGGTGCAGGCTTTGCATAATCGGCGATGGCCGTTGCCTGAGCCTTGCATTCCTCTTCAGTTGTCCCCGTCAACAGATGGGCGGGTATTCCTGTCTCTTTTGCCACATTTTCCCGAATGATACGAACCTCTTCGGCCTTTTTAAGACCGTTCAATTCCTTTTCGAGTGCGGCTGCACGTTCTGTCGCTTTCTGAAGTTCCGACTTGTTAGCCTCTTCCACCTCGTCAAACTTGGCGGCCTTGGCTTTCAGGTCATCATAATCGGCATATTTAACCTTTTCCTCGGCTAATCTCTTTCCGACTATCGCATTAACTTCGTCTTGTGAGAATGTGCGGGTCTGGCTTTCGCCATTGGTTTCCTGAGTGGGTACAGTAGCGTTTTCGCTCATATTTCTTCCTCCTTCGAGTAAATCCTCGTTTTAGGCACGAGTTGCCGTGTTTTATGTATTAAAAAAGCACCTGTTATGGTGCTTAATTAACCTTTATCTCTTCGGCCTTGGAGCTGTTAAGCTCTTTTCTCTTGGCATAGGCGGAGCGTTTCTGCTCGTTTATCCGTTCTTTGTTCTCGGCGTATGCTTCCCGCCTCATGGCGTTAATTTTATCCTGAGAACTCTTTCCTTCGGCGGTATCATACATTTTCAAGTATTTATCCGGATCATATCCGCCTATATTTGTATTTGAATTATGCCTTATGGCAAAACTACAATCACAGTTAGCGTGGATATGCTCGGCGTGTCCGCCCTTTAAGATGGCACTTGATGCCGATTGCCACCCTCTGGACGCTAACGTGATACAAAACATACAAGTATCACCACTTGGGATCCACGCCCATTCCGCCCCATCACGTTTAGCATTTTGAAGCATCGTATCAGCTCCGGGCATTTTAACAAGTCGTTCCACCGCTCCGGCGATTATCTCAATGTTGCCGATTTTAACCGTGCCATTGATAGATTTTGCCACTTCCCCATACTCGGGAAGAGCAGCGGGAACAGCTGCAGGAACAGCAGCACCCTCGGCAAGAGATATCGCATCATACATCTCGCAAGATAACGCCGCAGAGGCTTCCCCATATTTCATAACGAGCCCGTTCGCATATTCAATAAGCTCTTGGGATGCCTCATAAGTGGTCGGAATACCGTTCTTTGCGAGGTATGCCTTCACCTTTGCCGCCGCTGTCTTATCAATCAAAGACAGCTTTTTAATATATTCATTCCATATTGTCCGTGGTATTTGCTTCATTCGGTACTTCTTCCAATTCTTCCAGCGTTACAAGACCACGGGCACGGCTCTCCTCGGATTTTTCTTTCCTGATACTTGCCTTGTCGAACCCTATCATCTCAAGGAAGGTATCAGTCTGGGCGAACTCAGGGCGAACCGTTGCGATCTTGATTGCGGCGTCCGTTGTGGCTGCCACGCTCGGCATGGCGGGATTTTTGAAGTGCGCCATAATATCCCGCTGCACATCCGAAAGCTCATCAAGCGGAACATTTGACTTAATAGCCTGAGCCATAAGTGCGATATTCCGGAGAGCGTCACCATTTCCGACATTAAGCTGTTCGGCCATGGCCACAAGTGTCTGAGACTGAGCGAGCACTGCGTCCGCACTTGTGGGATTTGCTTCACTTACGACACCCGTATCTGTGACAGTTAAGCCCGTAGCGGCTGAGAACTGTGTCGCAAGGATCCGGATCATCTCCACGTGAGGAGAAATGTTCCCCTGCATCAGCTGCCCGAACTGAGGATTTTGTCCCGTCTCAGGGTTACTCGTTGCGGCGATTATGGACCCGACATACTGCTTGAACTTCTGATTGATAACCATCTCGAACTGTTCATCTGTAATTCCGAGCAGATACTTCTGAGGGGAAGTGGAGAACTCCAGCCCGATAGTGGCGTTTGCTATGGTCCTCACATATCCCTGGATAAGTCTCCGAACCGGTTCCTTTATCCGTGAACGTCCGAACGGCTTGTTGCTTGTAGCATTCCAGATTAACGGCTCCATTAAAGGTCGCCCCATGGAATGAGGGAACGCCTGGGCGATCCATATATGATTTATGCAGTGAAGAACCCACACGTACTCATTTGTATAGTAATTTATAACCGACGGATTCCATGTATTAGTGTCCTTTTCATCAACAACGCTGTCTATGATGGCAAATCCGCAATCAATACGGCCTTTTTCACCACTCCAGAGAGCCGCCGCCGTCTGGGGTGAATGAAAGCGTATCTTGACACCGATAGCGGGATCACTTGAAAGGGTTGCAAATGTGCAGCCATACTTTAACTCATCCCTGCAGGCTTTCATGTACTCGGCGATAAGGTTGTTATCGATGGCGATCTTGTCGAGATCTTCCACATCCTCGCCATTCGTGCCGACAAATCCATCGAACATAGACCGGGCCGCCAGAACATCGACACACTTTGCACCCCAGGCACATCCGATCTCTAACTTTCGAATACTTTCCGGCAGTGCTATCCCGAGATTAACCTCAT